ACCTTCAATTCTTTGTTGAAATGTAAAAAATTCTGAAGTTCCCACAGTATATGCAGAATTTGATGTAAAGCCTAAATAATTAGTAAATCCTGTAGGCGGGGTAACAGAACCAGCATTTTGTTGCCAAGTCCCTTTGGTTGTTAAACTAGCGTTAAATTGCCACCTATCTACTGTGTATGCACTAGCAGTTCCACTAGCACCAGCATTACGCTGGTCAATCCGACAGTCGCCATTAATTATACGATTCTTAAAGCTAGAAGCGTTTCCAGCACCTAACGAATATCCGTCAGATGTCGCTAACTTATCAGCATTTACTGTTCCGTACGGCATAATTGCTCCTTGCGTTTTTGATGCCACTTCTTAATTGCTTCACTACGCATCTGTTTTTCCTCGTTTGATTGCTTTCTACCTAATCTTGCTTGAGACATCTTTTGTTTTGTTTCTTCTGAGGCTTTTCTGCCTTTACTTGGATGCACTGCTACAGTACTCCAATATTCTTTCTGACTTGCAGACATCTTTGCTCGTGTTTCTAGAGATGCCTTTTTACCTAAGTTTGGTCTGTGATGTACTGTCTTGTAACGACGACCACCTTCTTCTAAGTTATAACCATTAGGTTGTGTTGTTCCAAATACTTTAATCCAAAACTTCTCGCAGAAATCTAATGTTGCAGCATTGTTAATATTGCCGCAAACAGTTTCATAAGTAAATGCTTTACGACCATACTTCTTATAAGCAGCCTTTACAGCGTGTCCGTGTCCTTGCTTAGAATACTTAGTAATAGTTTGTCCCACATACTGTTTACCATTTACAGTATTTGTTACTAAATATACTCGTCCATTCATTTGATGATTCTATTGCGAAATACAGACGAGTTTGGACTAAAGCTATTGACAGAGCCTTGTATTAGATTTGCTTGTACTGTGCCGTAGCTCATTATTGAATTCCTTCAAGCTGTTCTTGTGTTGGGCGGGGTAGGGTTGGATGATTCCACTCTTTAATGTAGTCGCCTTTTTCATCTAAATCATTTTGCAAAACAATGCCCAAAATTAAAAAATATTGTCCTTTTAATTCAGGGTATATTGAAATAATTTTTTCGTATAAATCCATTATGCTGCCCTCACCAAGCAACCGCTAAAAGTTGTATAAAGTAAGCTAGTTCCTACAAAAAGCTGAGAACCACCACTTGCAACTACTAGACCATACAATTCAACATAATCTGTTGAGCCGTTTAAATATACAATTTGCGTTATTGTAGGCTGTAAAAGCAAAAAAGATGAAGACCCATTTATTTGCGCTGCCGCCACAGTGCTTCCATTTTTTTGAATAATAGTAGCAGATGCTGTTAAGCTAGTTCCAGTAGAATACCCAGCTACTGAACCGTTTATTTGATAATACCCAGCAACATTAGGTGTAAAACGATAATTAGAGGTATTAAAACAATTTGCAGTGTCAAATACTTCTGTGTCAACAGCGCATTTTACAAGAGCATTGTTTGTTGGTGCTTGGTTAGCACTCATATAAGCACTAAACGCTGGTATATTACCGCTAACCATCGCTGTTCCTGTAGCGGCTGGTAAAGTAATAGTAAAGTCGCTATTGGTATTTGGGCTTTCTAATGTTACTGAGCCTGTGCCACTAGCATTTCCTTTGGTAATAAGAGAACTCATGTTAATCCTTTATAGTACAACCCAACGACTACCAGTAGGAACTGTTACAGTAACTCCGCTAGAGATTGTTACTGCTCCAACAGAACTAGCAGAATATCCGCTAGGAATTGTATAGCTTGTTCCGATTGTCATATTGTTTAATACAAGACCATTCGTTGCTACGATTGCAGTAGCTTTTAACTCACCAGTGCTTGGTTTGTATAGTAACTTAGCATTGGATGTAAAGATACTTGCTGCTGTTCCAGTTGTAGCATTTAGGAAAGCAGGATAGACATCGGTAGAAGTAGAAGTATCGTTAGAGATTGCTGATCCACCAACAGAAGCCCAAGCAGTACCGTTATAGCCTTCAAACTCATTCGTGGTGGAGTTAAATCGTAACTTACCAGCAACTCCTGCGGGTCTCTCGCCTGTCGTTCCAGCAGGAATCTTAATGGCTGATGTAGCAGTAAACGATGGGTTAGCATCGTCATACTTAACGGTGTCAGCATCATAGGCTTGTACCGTGCTGCCGATGTCAGAATCGACTACAACATTACTACCACCATTCTGAAGTGTACCAGTAAAGTTAGCAGTTACATCGTCATACTTAGCAGTATCTGCATCATAGGCTTGAACATTAGTTCCAATAGCTAAACCTAAAGCAGTTCTTGCATCAGATGCAGTCGTAGAACCAGTACCACCGTTAGCGATAGGCAGAGTACCAGTAATATCCGCAGTGTTGATCTCAATCGCATCCCACGAAGTATTTGTACCGTCAGTTTTAAGATACTTTCCTGCGTTACCAGTTTGAGAAGGAGTGTAACTAGCAGCTAGTGTAGCAGATGCCGCAGCAGCAGTTGCTGAGTTTGCTGCGGAAGTAGCACTATTTGCAGCATTGGTAGCTGAGGTAGACGCAGAAGATGCAGAATTACTAGCGTTGGTCGCTGAAGTAGATGCTGAAGATGCACTGTTCGCTGCATTAGTTTCTGAAGTAGCTGCATTGCTTGCAGAAGTGGACGCTGCAGATGCTGAGGAAGCCGCATTACTTGCTGAAGTACTGGCTGAAGAAGCTGAAGAAGCTGCGTTAGATGCTGAAGTTGATGCTGCAGATGCAGAAGCAGCAGCGTTTGTCTCAGCAGTCTCTGCGTTAGTTTCAGCAGTCTCTGCATTTGTCTCTGCTAACTCTGCAGCAGTCTGAGCTGTCTGAGCAGCAGTTGCAGAATTAGCAGCATTGGTTGCAGAAGTAGCTGCAGCACTAGCTGAATTAGAAGCATTGGTAGCGGATGTAGCAGCGTTAGATGCGGAGGTAGACGCAGAAGAAGCACTATTCGATGCGTTTGTTGCAGCAGTCTCTGCGTTAGTTTCGGCTGTTTCAGCGTTGGTTTCAGCGGTTTCAGCAGCAAGTTGAGCAGCTTCAGCAGCAGCCTGTGCAGCCTCGGCAGCAGCTTGAGCAGTTTCAGCATTAGTCTCTGCTGTTTCCGCATTAGTTTCTGCAGTTTCAGCGTTAGTCTCTGCAGTCTCTGCGTTGGTCTCTGCTAACTCTGCTGCAGCTTGCGCTGTCTCAGCAGCAGCTTGAGCAGCCTCTGCAGCAATCTGAGCAGCAACGGCTGCGTCTTTAGCAGCTAGAGCTAATAGTACTTCACTTGCAGCATCCTGGGTAGCGTCTCCTGCACCACCTGCTCCACGATAAATTGCCAAGGTCTATCTCCTTATTTGTTTAAATACACTCAGTGAATGCACTTAAACAAAACTCCCCAGCATACGCTGGAGAGTCTTGAGAGTTACTACTAAGCGTTAACAGCGAGTACGAAACCAGCCTCAGGACGTACAGTCTTAACACCGAAGAGGGTGTCAGCAGTGTACAGAGTAGACAAATACTCTTGTTTGTACTGAGTCTGTGAACGAACAGCCATCTGCTCAGCCAATACCATTGCATCTTTGTGCGCAAGGATAGCAGCTTTGATGTCACCACCAGCAGTTGCTGTGTTCTGAGCATCAGTTTCGATAACAGGGCAGTTGCTCGAAACATAGATGTCGATACCATAGAGGCTACCGATCTGACCATTCTGAACACCACGACCATCAACAAAATCAGAGCTGTTATAACGATCAATACCCATGATCGCAGAACGCAACGAAGGAGGAACAACAAAGAAACGGTTGTCCATTGGAACGTCAGCGTCGTCAACGAGCTTGATCAAAGCACGGAAACCAGCATCAGTGAACACGTCAGCAGGAACTACGGTGTCTTCTGCGTAAGCAGTTAAACCAGTAGAAGCGTCGATGTAATAGCTGTTGCTATGAGTCCAGTCAGAAGTACCATCACCAAAGGTTTGACCCAAAGTGAAGAGCTCATCGTCAACTTTCTTAGCCAAAGCGTAACCAGCATCTTCGGTGTAGAAACGACGTAAAGAAGCCAAAGCTTGAACTTCGACGATGTCCTCGATGAAACGTGAGTATTCGAAGTGCTTGTTGATAACAACTTGAACTTCAGTCTCGGTATCAGCTTGGATGTTTACAACAGTGTTAGCTGACTTAGCAGAAGCAGCACCACGAGTTGGCTTAGGAATATGGAGCGTGTCGCCCTTCTTACCACGCATCGTCATTTTGTTGACGAGGTTTGCCAAAACAAGGTTCTTCTTGTAAGCAGCGATTACTTCGTCACTCCAGATCTCTGGAATGAATTTGTCAGCATTGGTCTTGTTGACAATGGTAGTAGAACTACCAGGATATGCAGCAGTTGTTAAAGCCATTTTTAAAATCTCCTAAATGAATTAAAGTTATTTAACCCTGCCCTCTGCGTAAGCTTGGAGAATTTCATCTGCCATGCTTTCGTATCGGTTTGGGTCTTGCATTCTTAAGCGAATAAGATCTGCACGACGATAAACAGGTTTTGTTGACTCCCCAGTACCGCCTTGTTGAACGGCAGCAGTCTTAAGTGCTTTGCTTCGGTTCTCTTCATCGACTTTCTTCAGCGATTCGTCAGCAGCTTTAGTAGCTTCTATTTTTTGTTGTTTGACGTTGCGTAGAGACTTGTAAGTATCTAGCAGTTCTAACGCTGAATCTACATCGTAGTTGTTTGCCTTAGCAAATAATTCCATACGAACCTTAGAACCTTGAATCCATGAAGCAAAGTCCTCAGATTGTGCTACACTTAAATAGTCAGGATGTGCTTTCTCAATCGTCTGCAATGCAACTACTTGGGCTTGTTGAGCTTGTTGTTCTTGCAATTGCTTTAGGATTGGGTTGTTTGCTACAGCCTGATTTACTGCCTTAGCAGGGTCTTCAAACCAATCAATCTCTTGTGCTTTACTTGGCTGTGAGTCGTGCTTCTGTTCGAGTTGTTGCTTTAGAAGCGTATCCGCTAACTTACGTACTTCTCCAACCTCCTGAGCTTGTCGTCCGATTAACTTCTCGGCTTCTTGATGCATCCTGATAATCTCATCAAGAGATTTACCACGATACTTCTCAGGTAATTCTGGTGCGGGAGCAGCCTCTTCAGGTTGTGCTGCCATTTGCTCAGCAGCGTCTGGGGTTGTACCCTCGTCTTTTGTTGGATCAGCGAAGTTCTCGTTAGATTCTTCTTCTTGCAGTTCGATAAAATTTGCAGCCATGTATATTCTCCTGTCGCAATGCGATTTTAGGACATTTAAAAAATAGCTCGGTGGTCAAGAGTCCATTTACGAGCCGTTGTTAGCTATTTGTTTTTCTTTCCAATGCCAGCTTCTCAGCTCTCATCTTTGCCCATCGTGCCGTAGCACTAGGGAAATCTCCACAGATAGGGTCTAAACCCAACCTAGGAGAGGAAAGAATGCGAGTAGCTACCTCGCCACACTCACCACACTGAACTTCTTTTGTGTCTATATCGACGAAGGACTCAGTGATGTGTGAATTCTTACAAGAAAACTCAAACATCCGTCTCGGCATTGTCTTCCTCTTTCTGAAGCTGCTCGTAGACTTCGGTGCTTGACTCTTTTAAATTCTTTAGCCAGGTCATGATAGAGACTTCTCCCTTTCTAAACCAGAGCTGCTGCTCAGTATCAACACCTTTAATGGTATCTGTGCTACTGAGCATTAATTCTATATCTTCTACCAGATCCTTCCATCCTTTGGAAGCCATCATGGAGAAGCGTTCTTCATAATAATCCTGTAATTCTCTGTTCATACTCTTTTTCCTTGACAAGGAGAGTTGTTTGTGTTAGTATATGCTAATATTATACCATAAAATTTACAATTTGTCAAGAGTTATTGCATTTTTGTAGCAGTTTGTAACATAGCAATACGCTCGTTTGACATGATATCAGCCTCTTTAAGGGCTAAATTAGCGATTTTCTCCGCTTGTGTGAAGGGGTCAGTACCCATTGGCTTGTTTGCAGCCTCTACAGCCTTGATTTGGGTCTCTACAGGGATTGCCTGAGCCTGAGCTCCAGCCTTCTGAGCTTCTGCCATAGCCTTAGCAGCCTCAGCTTGAGTCTTCTGCAGGGTAGCCTGAGCAGTTGCTAGGGCTAATTGCTGCATTTGCTGCTGCATTGGGTCAGGTTGACTCATTTGTTGGAGTCCTGCTACGATTTCCTCACGATTAGAGATGCTTGAGCCCTGAATTACACCCTGTAACAGCAGAGGAACGATAGGAGATTCAGCTCCTAAGGTGGACATTAAGCCCATCATCTGCTGTTGTTCGTACTCACGAGCCACCATTCCTAGGGTAGAAACAGGCAAGAACACGAAGTCTTGTACTGGGTAACGATCTGGGTCAAACTGCATGAAGCGATAAGCAGCTTTGGTGATGAAGGGGATTAAGAAGTCCTCTTGGAAGTTAATCAGAGTACGCTTGTTCTTCTTCATCAAGCCTGAGAGAGCCATCGAAAGACCAGCACCCGAAGCTTCTCCAGCCGCGACTTGTCCAGGCATAGCAGTGCTATCGATTGTCCCAGTAGCTTGGAGCAGCATTGCTTGGAAGTTTTGAGCAGTCTGGAAGTTTTGTGGGTCAGTTGTGCCAAACTTGAATGGCATCATGATCTCGTTAGGATTACCGTTAACGAGTAGGTTCTTGCCAGGCTTCACATCATACTTAGCACCACGAGGCAGACGAGTAGCATCCATCGCCATCATCGGAGCAGTAGTCAAAGCAAGGGAATCTAAGTGGCTACGGATCTGAGCATCAATTGCTTTCTGCATATTGTAGCCCTTCTCAGCAGTGCCACGACCCCAGAAACGACCAGGCATCGAGTCAGCTTGATAGGCGACAATAGGACGATCCTTCATCATGTAAGGATTCTCTTCAGCTTTTAAGAGCCACTGGTCATCAGCAATCACCACGATAGCCTCGATCATGTCTTCGTAGTCTTCAGCCATTGAGCCTTCAGGAAAGAGGTCTACTACTTCTTCTCCGTCCTTCTTTTGGAGTTCTTTGAGATACTCCTTAGGAACAAGACCATAGTAACGAATTACTCGTACCTTGTCGTCCTGCTTAGGAGACATCTCTTGGACAGGTTCTAAGTCCATGTCGTTGTAGCTAGGAGTGATTCCTACTTTACGGTATGTACCATCAACCATGCCTTGGACGATTTTGTGGTAGGGCATGTACTCCTCAATGGCTACACCAAGGGAAGACTCTACATCACGAGCGTTAGGATCAATGAGGAAGTTACGAGGATTGATTGGATGTAGTTGAACCATGAACTTCTTCTGTTCTTGTACACCGATAGCTGCCATGCTTGTGCCTGGGATAGGCTGCGTAGCAGGAGACATAACAGTCTTCTCTTCTACGGTAATCTCTCCGATACCTGTACCGTACAGTTCTCCTAAGAGAATGATATCATCTAAAGCTTTTTTAACCTTCGAGAACTTAAAGTCCTCATGCATCTGCTGACGTACTAACGCAACATCTGTTTTATCTGCATCAGTCCTATCGTCAACAATGTCAAAGAACTCGCCACGACCAAACACAGCTTCAGAAATCTCAGCCTGTTTGCTCTCAATCGCTTGTTGTAACGCAGGTGTAACAATACGAGATCTCTCGGACTCACGAGTCTTGTCGTATCCGTCCCAAATCCCTCGCCATAGTCTTTCATACTCTTCCCATTTGTCTAGATAGTTTACATCTCGGTGATCTCTCCAGCGACGTGTATGGTCTACAACGAAAGCTACGAGCTCACGGTCATATTCGTTTACTGGATCTTCTTTAAATTCAGCCATGTGTTAAATTCCTGGAATGGTTGATTGAGGGACTTGCATCTGAAACGGATCTGCAGTACGTGGAGCAGTCATGTTATCGATAGTAACACCTGCTATACGATTTTGAGGATCTGTCTCGATTGCTTGCATAGCAGGGTTTTGAACACGCTCTGCTACGTTTAAACCACGACGCTGCTCAGTTTGACGAGCAAATACTTCACCAGCTACTTTCATATAATCCGCCACTGATTGTTGATAAGCTTGTGTGGAAATATTCTTAGCTTCGATTGCTGCACTGAGAGCAGGATACTTCTGAGCTTGAGTAATAAACTTCTCTGCTTTTTCTTTACTACCGAATGCTTGTTCTAAGTTCTTACGAGCAGATAAACCATCTGGCTTTGTAAGTCCAGCGACTGCGTCAATCACTTCGTCTTTAGAAAAACCAAGTGTGTTAAACTTTTTAGCAAACTGTAAGGACTCTGGTACAGATTGAGCTACTACTTGGCTTAGTGCTGCGGAGGAATCACGATAAAGTTGGTTCTCTTGAAGAACACCGTTAAAGCTCTCACCCTGTGTGAATAGCTCTTTACCTTGTACGTAATGTTGTATCTCGTGCAGTGCGACCTTCACTGGAGTATCAGACTTCTTCCAGTCAGGGTGTTGACGATTGAATAGAATCATATTCTGCTCAGGAGCATAAGCTGCTAAGCGAGAAGAGACAGGATCATCGATAAAACTAACAGTAACATCACCGATGTCTGGATAAGCTTTCTTTAGCGTGTCTGCTTTGAAGACTTCGTCAAATGCTAAGACTTCGTTCTCAGGGATCTTATTTAAGTCTACACCACGACGTAGGTCAACATTCTTATCACTGATCTCTAGCATTGCCTTGTTTGCTACAGGATCAAACGCTATGCCTTGCTGAGGATACTTCTCCATCCACTCATCCGCAGGGAGTCTAAACCAATCACGCTGTGCATCTTCTAAGGTCTTAGTTGCAGCTCCAGCGTCAATGACTCCAGCTTCTCCTAAGTTACTAATACCTTCACGTCCGATAAACATCTCAGGGACAAGGCTTGGTGTTGCTCTGCTTGTGCCTCGAAAGAGTCCTTGTGCTTCTAAGTTATCTACTAACCCAGGAGCAACCATCCTAAATAAGCTACCAGTTATGCTCATCAGTATCCCGATATAAAGTCAGAAGGTTCATATTCGCTTTCCATATCATCTGTAAAGTATGACGTTACAGCTAACTGGTCAACGTACGATAATGCATCCACTAAGTCGTCATGCACCTGTGGGGTCGGGAACATCAGAAGCTGATCAGTGAATTCTCTCCAATCCTCTTCTTCGTTCAGTATTACTTTACCATGCTCGAATCTTCCTTGTAATGCCCAGAGGATTCGCTCAGTCTTTTGCTTACCACCATGTGTTAAATCTTGGATGTGAGCGTACACGTTGTTTGCTCGCATTAAATCGCTAAGATAGGGTAATACAGCGTTACGCACCGTACCTCGCTCAATTCCCACACCCACTGGTTCAAACTGACGTATGTTCTTGAGTATCCTTGCTGCAGCCTCTTTAACATCCCAGCGACCATGTTCAATCTTTTTAACGAACCAATCTCCATCATCTGTTACCTTCACTACAGCTATCGCTGATTCGTCTAGTTTCTTTGCTCTTGCGGAGGAGTAGTTACTGTTAGTGAATCCTGCTAAGTCAATCGCTATGTGATAGACTCCATTGCTAGGTTCTTCTCCGTACTGAACCCACTCTTCTTTAAATAAATCTGTTCCTGCGTTATCAAAGCTTGCTTCGTATTCCTGCTTGAATGCAAACGATGATAAGGTTTTCTTAGCTCCCTCGATCTCTTTCGGATCAATGAGAGGGTTATCTTTGGTAGTGAAGTGCCAGCTCTTCCACTCTTCATCTTCCTCAGACGTACCAAGGTTGTACATATCGTAGAACCAATTACGTCCTTTAGGAGTACCGATGAACAGTGCTTTACCTTTTTTATCGGATAGAGCAGCACGTAGTACCTTCTCCCAAGTCTCTGGTTTGATGTCAGCTACTTCGTCGAGAACAAGAAAAGTAAGGCTAACACCACGTAGGGTATCAGGACGATCAGCACCACGCACATAAATCTTTGCTCCGTTTATCAGCGTGATATCCATGTTGTTCACATGGGAGCTCTGGATTACATCCCTACCCAGATCCATCAGTAAGTCCCAGATAATCTGTCTGGCTTGTCCTTGCGTAGGAGCTACATACATCACAGCACTACCTTGAGGACACCTCAGCCCCTCTACCAAGAGGGCTACTGCTGAGAGTCTACTTTTACCACACCGACGACCTGCTACGATTACCTTGAACCGAGTGTCGTCACTGAATACTTTCTTTTGCCAGGGTAGGAGCTCGAAGTTAAGATTCATCTTCGTACTCTTTTTCCATGTCGATGGTCTCTACAGCTTCCACCTTAGTCTCACCCAAGCCAGTAATGTTAATGGTTACAGCATTCCGCTGACCCTTCGCATCCTTTTCAAAGAGTGAGACAGGTAGAAGTCTGTCCATGCACATCTTAAGACATGCTACCTGATCCTTATCGTTGTCATCCAAGGCTTTTCTTAAGACAGTGTCTATAACCTTAGTTCCAGTAGTACTCAGGAGTCTAGCTTTGAATTCAGCGATCCTTCCTGTGTCTCCCTGGGGACGACCTACTTTACCTCTTTTACGCTTCGCTTCTACGACAGCCTTAGGTGGACGACCCCTACGAGGGATAGACACAACAACCTGATTGTCTTCTTTTTCTTCTAAGTCCACTCTAAGCCTTTTCCTACGTAAGTAGAGACTAACATTAATTAAACTATACTTCTAAGTTGTTTTTCTTCTTCTAAGTTAAACTTAGAAGTTATACTAAGTAGTTTTATATAGTTTAGTTTTTTATATCGTTATCACTTAGCAGAACTGCTAAGCAGTTTTTTCTCCTTAGTACAACTATTATACCATACTTCTTAGGATTTGTCAAGTAATATTTTACTATGATGCTCACTATGTAGCACATTATGTACAATAACTAGTTTTTTTGTATACTATGAGAAACATTCTTATGCGGGTCTACCCAGTAAACTAGCACGTGTTCCGCAAGTGTAGCTAACTAGCCTTTATCATTCACTATCGTAGCTCATCTTCTGTTATCTTCTACGATTACTAAGTCATTGATTTATATAGTATTCCTTATCTGTTGTCTTCTGTCGTTAACTTCAGCTAATTTCTTTAATTTTTTAGTCTTCTTAATTTAACTTTTTAGGTGTTCCTATAGTCCTTTTTAGGTGTTTCAGAGGGTTATAACGTACTAATTTGTTTGCATAGCCCCCTCCCCCTAGCATACTTCTGAGATTCTGTCAATAGGTAGTTTCCCTAGTTGACTTCTGAGAGAAGTGGGAGTATAGTAGTGACCCTCTAAAGCTATCTCGATAGTTTCTAGCTATTAACTCGATAGTAACAATCAATCAAAACCTAGGGTTTTCCCTATAGACAAATGCCTGAGAATTTGAGATACTAACCATGTAGTCAATCAATAGGAGGTAATACCATGCAAATTACTCAAGATGATGCAATGAACGTATATTTTGTGCTAGTAGAAGCTCAAGCTAACGCTGAATATGATCGTAATAAAAATTTAGAGTTAGGTATTGAGTTACAAGGTGATAAGCGTAGACTAGACCGTATTAACGATTTAGTAGGTAAATTTCAGATGAAGCTATTTGGTAGGGAATTATATAAATAAGGGTTTGCCCTAGTTGACTAGTGAGATTGACTAGGGCATAATCTAAACACTAACGGAGGATATATGGAATTCAAGATCACATTAAGCAGAGAAGAGCGTCTAATATTGCTCAAGGGTATTTGGGATCAACAATTTAAGATTAATTCAGATATTGCAGAGCTTGAAGCTTTAGGATCTGATTGGACGAAAGACGAAATTATAAAGCTTAAGGGTAAGTTTGGAGAGCTCTATACATTACAGATAAAATTGGAGGGTTAAGGATGATTAAGTTATCTAAAACAAGTAAACTGGACGGTATTCTTTCATGGTCATTACAGGCATTAGACACTTGCCCAGGATCAAAGGATAGTACAGGTACTCTAGTACCAGCTTGTCAAGGCTGCTATGCAACTACAGGTAACTATAGGTTTGCTAATGTTAAGAAACCTAGAGAATTTAATCGGGAAGACTGGAAACGTGACGATTGGATCGATGACATGGTACAGTCTTTAGAAAATTCTAGATACTTTCGATGGTTTGATAGTGGAGATATGTACGACGTAAGACTAGCATATAAGATTCTACAGATTATGGAATTAACCCCACATTGTAAACACTGGTTACCCACTAGAATGTATAAATTTGACAAATTTAAACACGCTATAACACGTATGCAAAGCTTACCCAATGTAGTGGTACGATTCAGTAGTGATAGCGTTACTGGTGAGGTTATAGAGGGTTTAAACACTAGTACTATTATCAGTCACGAGTCCCAATTAAAGAATGTTGACGGTATCTGTCAAGCTTACAAGCACGAGGGCAAATGCAATGGCTGTCGAGCATGTTGGGATAAAAGTGTTAAGGTCATTGGCTATCAAGCTCATGGGGTTAAAATGGCTAAGGTTATTAAGATTGTTGCAATGCAGTAAACCTAGGGTTTATACCTATAGACAGATTGTAAAATTGTAGTATACTTAACTTATCAAGACGGAGGAATTAAAAATGAAAACTACTAATGAATTAAAGAAGGGTACTAGGATCAAATTAAAGAATGGCTGGTATGCTACACTAATGGATAATAAGAAGGGTAACATTAGATTAGCAGAGGTAGAGGGAATCTTTACAGAGATTGGTAGTATTTATGCTAGTGAGATTGAAGCATACGAGCTGGAAAGCGGGTACTGGGAGAAGCCAGTATTGACAGATAAACAAAAGCGTACTATTGTATTGGGAGGGTTTTAACATGAGCGTATGTAATCCGATTAAAGAGATTGTATTCGATGGTAAGAAACCTAGTTATGCCAGGGTAATGAGGGCAGTAGGTGAAGAGATTAGCAAAGGCCATACAGATATTACGGTACACTGGGGAGAGAATTGGATAGACTTATACTTTGATCATAGGGTTAAGCAGTGGTTTGGTAGTGGATGGATTCGTGATATTGATGGGTCATATATCGCCAATGAGTTAAACGATATCCGAGCAGAGGCACACGATTTTATTAAAGAACATTTTATTTTTGTAAAGGTAAATTAACATGGGAAAGCTTAAGAACAAATTGATTGATGAGCAGGACGCTAAGATTATTGAAGCAGAGAAGCAAGAGCAGCCTAAACCAGTGCGAGACTGGGCAGAGATTGCAGCAGATGATGAAGCACGATACCAGGCTAGTCGTGGTTATACTAGTGGTGTGCGGTGGACTGGAGACTAACCATGTACGATGATGATAAATTTATTAAGTATACTTTATTGTTAGCACTTGCATACTTTGGTGGACATGTGCTATACTATATTGGGTTAGAATTATCTTGTTACTTATATGGGATACTACAATGAGAAAGTTATATAAGGTTTTGGATGATGATGGTTCAGTCGTAAGAATCTTTGGTTATAAAGAAGAGGCAGAGAGGTTTAGTAGACTAGATAAATCCCTTAAGATTCAAATAGTTATGATGGAACGTAAGAAGAATGCTGAGAATAAATTTCAATGGGCTTATAAAATTTTAGGAGATGCACTGCTATGAGATGTTACTGCTGCAATAAAATATTATCAGACTTCGAAGCCACTCGTAAGAGTGTACATACCAACGAATACTTAGACATGTGTAACCGATGCTACGCTACTGTTAGTGATGACTTACTTACCTATGAAAGGACAGACCTATATGATGAAGACGAAGATTACGAAGGAGACGAGGGATTGGATAGTAACGAGTATGATTCATTTGGTCGTATGGATAATAGGGTTGACAATGATATTTAAATATGCTATACTATCTACTTAAGAGTATTTATATAGTAAGTATTTTATATAGTATGTACTTAGCAGTTAACTTAACTAAGGAGTAACTATGGAAGATAACTACGAAGAAGAAATGCACTATCACTTTGTCGTGCAACATGCAGTTGATGCTGCTGGACGATATGGTATTGATATTGTCTTACAGGATATCATCGATGCATGGAATTTTAAACTAAAGGAACACGATACTACTGCGGAGTTTACCTATGAATAAACTTGTACAAGAAGCACCTTATCATCCAGGCTATGAAGATGCAGTCATTGAACCAGCATTCGCATACAAAGGAGTAGACCCTGCTAAGATGATCTGGAAACCTAAGCCTTTAAGCAGTGATGATATAGATAATTTATTTGGTATTTGTGCACTAAATCCAACAGTAGTTTTAACTAATGAGCAGTGCCATGAAATTACAAGAGCAATTGAGCAAAGGCATGGTATCAAATGAACGCACACGAATTAGCACTCCATCTGCAGGTCGAGTCTAGTCAAGCGGAATATGGCTATGTTGTCGATGATTGGAAATTGCTAGACGATGCAGCCACTATGCTACGCCAACAAGCAGACCGAATAGCGGAGTTGGAAAAGCGAATAGTAGCTTTAACAATGAATTTAAATACAAAAGCAATTAAGGTTTCTGAATTAGAAAGGCAATTAAAAAATGTATAAAACATTTGCAGAATGGAAGAACGGAAATTGGCTTGAGGATGGTGAACCAAGAAAAGAAGCCTATACAAAAGACGAGTTGTTGCTTGTTGAAATGGGCTGGAAGTATGGGTTTGATGCTGGTAAGGCACAAACAAAGCCATTAAGTGATGAGGAAATAGGCAATCTTTGGATTGAGCATAGCTACGGAGTGCCACTATCTAATATTTCGTTTGAGTTTGCTAGAGCAATAGAAGAAAGGCATGGAATTAAATGAACAATGAACCAGTAGCGTGGATGGATGAAATAAATACTTTTGTGCTTGATGAAGATTACAAACAGTTTCCTAAATCTTTACAGAATGGAATGATTCCACTCTATACCCATCCAGTAAATCCAAAGTATGACCCTGAAACTGGAGAGCCTTTGATTGATGGCTACCCATTGTTTTCAGGACTTCCCCATCCAGTAAAAGATAAGCCACATCCTAAATGCGATGAAGCGTGTATGTATTTATGTCAGATGCGTGAACTAACAGATGAGGAAATAACTGAAATATTTGATACAACTTTTGAGGTGCGTGATTATGAAGATTCGTTTATTAAGTTTGCTAGAGCAATACTAAGAAAGGCACAAGAGAAATGAACAATGAACCAGTAGCGTATGTAAACAGTATGTGCAATGACTACATTGATTGGAAGGCAGACCCTATGAGTATTGATGGTCAGCCACTCTATACCCATCCAGCAGAACTAACAGATGAGGAAATAGGACAAATATGGAAAGATTGTATGGAATCGCCATATATGCAAATAAGTAATCCAGTAGGTTTTGCTAGAGCAATACTAAGAAAGGCATGGGATTAAATAAACCTATCGGGAAATACTGCTAAGAATGTAGGCAATATCAGTAGAAATTTACAGAACGGGAAAGAATGAAAACAGATAGTAACTTTTTAAAGCACATACCATGCACTAACTGTGGGTCTTCGGATGCTAACAGTTTATACGATGATGGGCATGAGTATTGCCACAAGTGTTGCACCTATAAGAAGGGCTCAGAGGCGATGGTTCAGGCTGTCCTAAGGGAAGGAGTCAACCAACCTACGAACTCTTCTCCTAAGCAGTTTAAAACAGTCCTAGAGGCATTGGCAAATGTAGAGGCTAATCCAGTTGTAGAGCGTGGTATTACTACACAGACTATGCACTTCTTTGGTGCAGGTTCTGATGGTACTAGTTACTACTTTCCATATTGTGATATCACTGGTAAGGTGGTGGCTGCTAAGACTCGCTCCATGACTGAGAAACAATTCAGTGTGGTGGGTGACTGGAAGGAAGCAGTGCTCTTTGGGCAGAACAAGTTCACTCCTGGTGGTAAAGCTATCACGATTACCGAGGGTGAGTTCGATGCACTGGCATGCTATCAGTTAACAGGTTCTCGCTACCCAGTGGTATCCATTCGTAACGGTGCTACGTCAGCATTGAAGGATTGCCGAGCAAGCTTCGAGTACTTGGATTCCTTTGATAAGATTGTGATCTGCTTTGATAACGATGAACCAGGTCAACAGGCAGCAAACCAAGTAGCTGAGTTGTTTGGTAGTAAGGCACACATCTTTCGATTCCCTAAGAAGGAACTCAAGGATGCCAATGATTACCTGATTCAGGGATTGGTGAAGGAGTTTGTTGAGGAGTGGTGGAACGCAGAGAAGTATGTACCTGATGGTATCGTAGCAGGTTCTACCTTGTGGGAACTCGTTAACCAACCAGTCGAGAAGGCTGAGGTGCAGTATCCCTATTCAGGTATAAATGGGTTGACTTACGGTATCCGACAGGGTGAGCTCGTAACGATTACTGCTGGATCAGGACTAGGTAAGTCTCAGTTTATGCGAGAGATTGTGTGGCAGATTATCAACAAGACTGAGGATAACATTGGTCTCATGTTTTTGGAAGAGTCGGTCAAGAAAACTGCTAAGAGTTTGATGTCCCTTGCTGCGAATAAACCATTGCACTTACCTGATTGTGATGTTGATGAGGAGGAACTACGCTATGCATTTGATGCTACCCTTGGAACTGATCGTGTATTTTTGTTTGATCATTTTGGGTCTACCGCCATTGACAATATTATCAACCGAGTACGCTTTATGGCAAAAGGTCTTAATTGTCGTTATGTATTCCTTGATCACGTATCGATTGTGGTCAGTGCTCAGGAGAACGGTGACGAAAGGAAAGCATTAGACGAGATCATGACTAAGCTGCGGACTATCGTGCAAGAGACTGGTATTGCTTTGTTTGTGGTGTCTCATCTCAAGCGTCCCGAATCGAAGGGGCATGAGGAAGGTGCTGCTACATCACTGGCACAGTTGCGTGGTTCAGGTTCGATTGCTCAGCTATCTGATATGGTCATTGGACTTGAGCGTAATGGTCAGCATGAGGACGAGCAGGAACGGAATACCACCTACGTCCGAGTATTGAAGAATCGTTTTAGTGGTTTAACTGGGTTAGCTTCTCGATTACTGTATAGTCGCTTGACTGGCAGGATGACAGAGCTCCCTCCTGAGGAGAATAAATTATAGTGTATAGAAGAATAGACACAGTTCGTTTAGGAGAGATGTCAGAAGAAAAAGCATTAGAAATAGCTACAGAAATTGCTGCTTGGTATGGCATCTCAGTTGAAGATTATCGTCGAAGTATGGAATCCCCATTTATAAGGAAAATTTATGAAGAAAATTATACTTGCAATTGCAGCAATGATGGTGTATAATAGTAGCTGGGCTTGTACTACCACAACGGTGGTTACTCCCGATGGTAAGGTTACTAGCTGCACAGTCTGTGCTACGGTGGTGGTATGTCAATAATCAAATGGTCAGGAACTATCCTATGTTTAATCGGAATAGCATTAACTAGCTTCAATGTATATCCCCTTAATATATTATTTGGATTGGTTGGATCAGGCTTGTGGGCTTATGCAGGTGTATTGCAGAACGATATACCTTTGATCCTGGTTGAAGCTGTAGCAGTTGCATTGTACTTAGCAGGGATAGCTTCTTATGTAACATATGAGTTACATAAATGGCTGTAAGGTAACGTTTATATAACATTAAGGAATCAAGATGAGTTTATTACAGATGCCGAAGGTAATCGAATCGGTCAATGAGTTAGGGCAGCGAGTTGCTAAGCTTGAACTAATGGTTAAAGAATTGCAGGATGCTTTCGTGATGGCTACTCAGCAGAACGTAGAGAATCAAATTAAAGAAAGCTTTAAAAAGAGTAAACCAAAATGAAGGAATCTTTAATAGTGGTTGCTGCTTTAATGGGGATGGCTTTTGGCTTCTTAGTGAGTGAACATAAGCACAGGCTAGATAACATTCAATGCAGCAGTTACTCTACCAAGCACTCGAAGTGGGATGGTTATCTTGCACGAGATGAGTTCGGAGATCTGCGATGCTTCTGGTTAGAGCGTGAGTTTCCTAATCGAGTAAAACAAGGAGTGCCTGTGTGACATGGAGCTGTCCTCCACTTAATTTATTTAACTGGAGTAATTACTGGAAATGGAAAATGAGAAAGATTATTCTCGATATAGAAACAAACAGTACGCACGATAAGATTTGGATGTGCGTTACAAGAGAAGTAGGAGGAGACGTAATAGTATGGAAGGAAGCAAACGAGTTACAAAAGTATTTGGACAGTTGCGATTTGATTATCATGCACAACGGAATATGCTTCGATGCCCCAGTACTGAGAAGGAACTGGAACATTACGATGAAGCAGAACCAGATGTGCGATACGCTCGTACTAAGTCGTCTTCTAAACCCAAGCCTAGAGGGAGGACATAGTTTAGAAGCGTGGGGTAATCGATTAGGTTTTCCTAAAGGAAACTTTAAAGATTGGGATGCTGGGTATTCTAAAGAGATGGAGGAGTACTGCGTTCAAGATACTCTGGTAACAGAGAAGTTGTATAAGCATTTAACTACTGAGTTAACACGATTAAACTTTGATGAGAGGAGTATTAAACTTGAGCACGATGTACAAGCGATCATTGCAACACAAGAAGAAAACGGATTCAAGCTCAACGAGAAGCAAGCTGTCATCCTTCTTGCAACGCTGCAAAATAAGTTGGATATTCTTGAAGCTAGCCTTCAAAACATTTTTCCAACGAAAACAACCTTACGAGTATCAGACAAAACAGGAAAGCCCCTCAAGCCTAAAGTCGAAGTCTTCAACCCAGGCAGCAGGAAACAAATCGGAGAAAGGCTTATCGAGAAAGGCTGGAAGCCAGAGAAGTTCACAGAGAACGGTCAACCAATCGTCGACGAAGGGACGCTCGAAGGCTTAGAGTTTCCTGAAGCTAAGGCGATTGCTGAGTTCTTATTGTTGCAGAAACGAATTGCTCAGATCCAATCATGGTTAAAAGAATTAAAGCCTGATGGTAGAGTACATGGTAAGGTAATCACTAACGGTGCAGTGACAGGACGAATGACACATCACAGTCCTAACATGGCACAAGTACCTAGTTGTGGTAGCCCCTACGGAGAAGACTGTAGGGATCTTTGGATTGTAGAGAAAGGATATAAGTTAGTTGGTATCGATGCTTCAGGACTGGAGCTGAGGATGCTTGCTCACTATATGAAAGACGATGCGTATATTTATGAGGTCACACAAGGTGATATCCACACAGCAAACCAGAAAGCTGCTGGACTCGAAACACGAGCTCAAGCGAAGACGTTTATATATGCATTCCTCTATGGTGCAGGGGCTGCCAAGATCGGGAAAGTTGTCGGTGCTGGGGCGAAAGAAGGACAACGACTTATTGATTCTTTTCTGGCGAACACCCCGAAACTGCGAGAGCTTAGGGAGAGAGTGGATAAAAACCGCAAGTCGTCGGGAACGCTACCAGGTCTTGATGGACGTAGACTACACGTTAGGTCTGACCATGCAGCACTCAACACTCTACTCCAAGGTGCGGGTGCTATTGTCATGAAGCAAGCTTTGGTGATCTTAGATGGTCGACTCAGTAAACTAGGTATTGATTATAAGTTCGTCGCTAATGTGCATGACGAATGGCAGATTGAAGTAGAAGAACCATACGCAGATATGGTAGGCAAGTTAGGAGTACAAGCTATTGAAGAAGCAGGTCGTGTACTAGAGATGCGATGCCCTCTCACTGGCGAGTACAGAGTTGGAAATTCATGGAAGGAAACACACTGATGGAAGAAATCAAACGAGCAGTATTGTCTCTCCTAAGACAAGGGAATGAAGTAGGACACATTCGTATATTGCTACGAGAAGCTGAGAAGGAATTAGGAGAAGCTCAGGAATATTTACAGGCGATTAAAGAAGCGGACTTCGCACCATGAGTGTGATGCAGGAGTTGCCTGAGGATGTAAACGATTTAGTAATACTTGCTGAGAAGGATGGTTATTTAATGGTCTTTACTAGACTGCCCAACGGTGAGACGCTTGAGCTACTAGAACGTACCATTATGATCCTCGAAAGCGAGGGCTTAGAAGAACACTTGACTAAGCACTAAAACTGTAGTATAATATTATATGTAGTTATTTATTAAGGAGAAATTAATGGATCAAGTTAAACCAGTACCAATCAAGGCAGATCTTTTTTGGGCTTCATTGAATGAGAAGAACAAGTACTCGGAGAAGTACCAAGTAGATCTTTGCAACCTATCCAAGGATGCTATCAAGACTTTGATGGACATGGGTATCAATGTAAAGAATGATTCGAACAAACCAGACCAAGGCTTCTTCGTCACTGCTAAGAGCAAGTTATATCCTATCCTTGCAGTGGATGAGAAGGGTAATCAGATCGGTGTAAAGATTGCTAACGGTTCTAAGGGTGTTGCTCTGATCAAACCGTATTCGTATAACATCGGTGGTAAGAAAGGTGTTGGAGTAGGTATCAGCAAGATCATCGTGAAAGATCTGATCGAGTATAAGCCTACTGGTGTGAACCTTGCGGACATCGAAGAAGAAGCTCTCTAATGCATTTTGCCCTGATTGATGGGGACATTCTAGTTTATCGCATTGGCTTTGCATCGGAGGAAGATGACCAGTCAATTGCGATGGCTAGGTGCGGTGAGTTTCTAGAGAACCTGATTCTCTTTAATGGCTTTGAAGATTACAAAGGATACTTAACAGGTGGTGGTAATTACAGGCATGACATAGCAGTAACTGCTCCATATAAAGGTAATCGCAAATCAGCTAAGCCTAAGCACTACGATATACTTCGAGAGTATATGCAGAAGAGCTGGGGCTTTGAGATGATTGAAGGACAAGAAGCAGATGACGCTATCGGTATTGCAGCGTATGCGCTAGAACCTGGTGAGTATTGCATTTGTACGATTGATAAAGACTTGGATATGATTCGAGGAGATCACTTTAATTTTACTAAGGATCTACGGTACTTCATAACTGAGGAAGAAGGAATCAGGAATTTTTATAAACAGATTTTAACTGGTGATAGGGTAGACAATGTTGTTGGGATTAAAGGCATTGGAGCAGTTAAAGCAGAGAGAATACTTAAAGAATGCAAAGACGAAAACGAAATGTATCTTGCTATCCTGGAAGCTTACAAAGGGGACGAAGCAAGGGTGCTGGAGAACGGACAGTTGCTGTGGATAAGAAGGCAGCCAAACGAGATCTGGATTCCTCCAAGATTGTCTACGTCCAGTGGGTCGACGCAGTTGCCGACTCAGGCTGGGAAGACGAAATCAAAGCGGAAATAGATCTCTGTCATACTGTCGGCTTCTTGATCAGTGAAACAAAAGATGCTATCTGTATTGCGTCCACAGTGTCTAAGGATAATAGTAACGCTAGGATGCACATACCAAAAGCATGGATTAAGAAACGAAAGGTAATTAAACTTGAAACCCCAGTCAGCAAAAGCAAAAGGAAGAAAGTTACAGCAGTGGGTGAGAGACCAGATACTCCAACGATTCCCTACGCTGAGCACTGATGATGTCAGAAGCACAAGCATGGGAGCGAGTGGAGAAGATGTACAGCTTAGTTCGGCTGCTCGTAGTCTTTTTCCTTTTCAGATTGAGTGCAAGAATCGTAAGGCTATTGCTGTCTTCAAAGATTATGAGCAAGCTCAGACGCATGGATTAGTCGAGCCATTAGTAATCCTGAAGCAAAATAATAGCAAACCACTTGTACTTGTGGATGCTGAATACTTTTTTGATTTAGTTAAGCGTGGTAGTTAGTTATAAGAAGTTTCTGCTGTATCGACTGCTACGCATTATTAGGAGAATACATGGCAACAAAAGCAGTCAAGATTGTGGAGTGGAAAGTTATCGGAGATAATACAAACTTCACAGTTCTTGGAATGGACGACAAAGGTTCAATCTATTATTGGAAGGATTCAAAATGGAACACGCTGTAGACCGTATTAATCGCTACACATTTGAGTTTATAGAAGGTGGAGAAGTGGATGCTAAGTATGGCTTTCCATTTAATAAGGAACTTCGGCATGAGTTTCAAATCCCAGCGTCGCAGTCTTGGGATTATGTAGTTCGAGAGTTCCTCAGCTTTTTATCAAACATCTATGGCTATGATATTAAAATAGAAGGATACAATGACGACCCACTTGATAATACCAGACTGTCAGATCAAACCTGGTCATGATTATAATTACCTAAGATCGATAGGAAACTACATTGTTAAGAAACGTCCTGATGTTATTATTAATATTGGCGACTTTGCGGACATGCCTTCATTATCAAGCTACGACAAAGGAAAGAAATCGTTTGAAGGACGACGATATAAGCATGATGTCGCTGCTGTTCACCAAGCAATGGACATCTTATTAAAACCACTGCGTGACTTGCAAGCAAGACAGCGGAGGAATAAAGATAAGGTGTACAAACCTAGGATGGTGTTAACCATTGGTAATCACGAGCATCGTATTAATCGTGCAGTTGAAAACGATTCGATGTTAGACGGTACAATTTCTATTGAGGATTTGAAGTATGCTGAAGCTGGTTGGGAAGTTATTCCGTTTGAGCAGCCTATCATTATTGATGGTGTTTTATATTCCCATTATGTTACTGCAGGAGCTCTTAATCGTCCTGTCGGTTCAGCAGCAGCGATTATCTCCAAGAAACATCAGTCGTGTGTGGTGGGGCATCAGCAAGGTAGACAAGTTGCTTACGCTACTAGAGCAGATGGGAAAACGCTTACAGCGATAATTGCAGGGAGTTGCTATGAACATGACGAAGACTATCTCGGAGCACAAGGTAATAACTACTGGCGAGGTATTGTGGTCTTACATGAAGTTCGTGATGGTTGCTTCGATGAGATGTTTGTTTCCTTAGACTTTTTAAAGAAGAGATACTTATGAACAATCCAGTTGCAATGCCTAAGCCCTACGGATATGTAGAATGCGAAGGTGAGATAACCTTAGAAGAATACTTTCGTAGGTTGCAGGTAGAAGAACCAGAGCTAGCCTCCTACATTCCTGAGATAGATAAACCACGAGATAAACAAGTCGGTGGTAAACACTATCATCAGGGTAATGGAATCCAGCCTTGGGATATTATTGAAGCCTGGGAGCTTGACTTCTGGGAGGGAAATGTGGTAAAATATATACTGCGTTGGAAACACAAAGACGGAGTACAAGACTTAGAGAAAGCGAGGCATTATCTTGACTACATCATTAACAAAGCTACTACTAGAAGGAATTGACGGAATGAAGAAACCATCAAAGACAGTTAAGTTTAATAAGTTTTATCCTGAGGACAATGGCTTTATCAATGTCTCAGGTAGTTTTACTGAGAAGGACGACTGGCAAGTAAACCTTACCATCCAAGCAGACACCAAGAATGTAGTCGACTTCTGGGTTAGTGACTGGAATCACAAGGATGCAGTTGCTCAGTTGAAGGCAATTCAAGAAGCTGCTCAGAAAACTATTGACTTCGTACAGACATGCCTGGCACAACCTGCTAAGGCTGCTGCAGTGAATGCTGCTAAGCGAGCGAAGAAAAAGTAATATGAATCGTACTCTTACACTGCCAGAGTTAAAAGAACGGTTGAAGAGTTTAGATGAAGTAATGCTTCTGGAGCTACTCGACATAGCTTCAGAAGACTTAGTAGAAACCTTTAGCGACACTATCGAAAACAACTATAACAGACTTCTAAAAGAAGTAGATTGGGAAGAAACTGAATGACAGAATTTAACACACCGTTTAGTACCGTAGGATATATTACATACAAAAGGACATATGCTCGTCGATTGAATGAAGCAGATCCTGGTAGTCCTACAGAAGAGTTTGAGGACACAGTTAATCGTGTCGTCGCAGCAGCAAACAATCAGTTGAACTGTGATTTCACAGACGCTGAGAAGAAACGCTTGAAGAAGTACTTGATGGAATTGAAAGGCACTGTAGCTGGACGATTCCTGTGGCAAATGGGAACTGAAACGGTAGGTCGTTTAGGTCTTGCTAGTCTACAGAACTGTGCGTTCACTGTCGTAGATCAACCAGTTCGTCCGTTCACATGGGCAATGGATCTGTTGATGCTAGGTTCAGGAGTAGGCTACAACATCCAGCGTGAGCATGTGTCTAAGCTTCCTCCAGTTAACGAAAGCTTTAAGACTCCTACACGAATTGATACGAATGATGCAGACTTCATTGTGCCTGACTCTCGTGAAGGATGGGTTAAGCTCCTCGGTAAGACACTTAAGGCAGCCTTCTTAGCTAACACTGCTACGACCTTTACCTATTCAACGAAGCTAGTTCGTGGTAAGGGTTCTCCTATCAAGGGCTTTGGTGGTACTGCTTCGGGTGCTGAAGATTTATGTTGGGGTATTGAGAAGATCGGAGAGATCCTAGAGAAGCGAGCTGGTCGTCAGTTACGCTCTATCGACTGCCTCGACATCATGAACATTATCGGTGCAATTGTAGTAGCAGGTAATGTAAGACGCTCTGCTCAGATTGCTATTGGTGATCCTGATGATGTTGAATACTTACTGGCTAAACGGTGGGACATGGGTAACATTCCTTCGTGGAGAGCTATGTCTAATAACAGTGTAGTATGCAACGACTTCAAAGATCTCCATGAGTATTTCTGGGATGGGTATGAAGGCAAGGGCGAGCCTTATGGTTTAATTAACCTGAAGCTCAGCAGGAAGATTGGAAGACTGGGAGAGACTCAGTATCCAGATCCTAAGGTGATGGGTTACAATCCTTGTGCTGAGCAGTCCTTAGCTCCGTATGAGACTTGTTGTTTGGCTGAGATATATCTGCCTAATGTGTCGAGTAAGTCTGAGTTTATCGACATCTGTAAGCTGCTATATCGTATCAACAAACACAGTCTAGCTTTACCCTGCCATCTCGAAGAGACTGCAGATATTGTACATAGTAATATGCGGATGGGCATCGGAGTTACTGGTGTCTTGCAAGCAAGTGAAGAACAACGTAGCTGGTTATCAGAAGCTTACACAGAATTACGAGCTTTCGATAAGGAATACAGTGCTAAGCATGGCTTCCCAGAGTCAGTAAAACTTACCACTGTTAAACCTTCAGGTACATTGTCGTTACTTCCAGGTGTAACTTCTGGTTGCCATCCTGCGTATTCTCGGTACATGATTCGTAGGATTCGTATTGCAGCAGACCACGCTCTCGTACAAGTCTGTCGTGATCACGGTTATCCTGTGGAGTATCAGCGTAACTTTGATGGTAGTGAAGATCACAGTACAATGGTAGTTAGCTTCCCATTCTGCTATCCAGAGGGAACAAAGTTAGCTGCTGAGATGACTGCGATTGATCAGTTGGAAGTGGTGAAGTGGTTGCAAGCTCATTGGTCAGACAATAGTGTTTCCTGTACAGTGTATTATCGTAAGGAAGAACTACCTGAGATCAAGAAGTACCTTGCTAAGAACTATAAGAACAATCATAAGTCCTTGTCGTTCTTACTACACAATGAGCATGGATTCCACCAAGCACCCTTGGAGGAGATTACTAAAGAGCAGTATGAAGAACTAGTTGCTAAGACTCGTTTGATTACTAAGATTGATGAAGCAAGCTTTGACGGAGGGGACGAGTGCGCCAGTGGTGCATGTCCAGTTAAATGAAGATTGAACTGCTATGCTTGACTGAGAATGAGGATGGGTCTGCTGATATGGACGTAGAACTAGACGAAGAAGCTAAGACTCTTCTCATTCAGGTTGGCTTAGAAACCCTGCTCCTCAAAGCAATAGATAAATATAAGGAATCAGAATGAGTATTGAACTATCTTTTCTTACTGGGTTTATGGTAGGCTTTGAATATATCGATGAATACGATGATTGTCGACATCTTATTCTAGACGTAGGAATATTCAGGCTACTGTTTTCCTTCGAGCGTTAACTTAAGAGCCCTCTTCGGAGGGCTTTTTTATTGGAACGAACGAGTGCCGTTACGGTCTATAATTAAGGCTTGTTTCTTGGGTGCTTCAGAAGGGGTGTTAGGAACGCTTATATGAGTCCAGGAAGCGAATTCTTCGATGATCTGATGGTAGGGTATATCCGCTTTAATGCAAGCCTCTACGACCTGTTTAGGGGTCATTCCAGAGACTTTAAAATCAGCAGCACAACCTAGGGGATGTTGAGATTTACTGGTAGAACCAATGGCTTTATTAACCTCAGGAGATCTATAGCCTGAAGTTACTATGATTGGCTTACCGATCACTGCTCTAACCTGTTCAAGCAAGGCTGCTAAGCGAGTTAAGTTAGCTATCGCTGTAGCATTCGGGGTATTATCTAATCCTCTACGCTCAGCAGTCTGTGAAGCAGTCAGCTCTTCTAATGTGAAATTAGGGCTTAAGTTCATTTACTAATCAGTTTGTCAATAGAGTTAGTCTTAGCTGCACTACCTTGTGAGCTGCCGAAATAGTAGCTAATAATTTGAGTTGCTATTGCAGAAAGGACACCCATGACATAGATGAGGATGTCTTTCTTCGTAGGATCTACTACACCATCATCAAATATAATAACACCAAATAATAAAAAGATCAGAGTAAGAACTCCTATTGCTAAGAGAGGAGTAACAATCTTATTTAAGAATGGAGCATGCTCTGAAGTAGCTACCGTAGCTTCTCTTTCACGAGCTGATGCTAGATCAGCAGAGTAGACCTTAGCTAACTCGGTGTCGTTAGCCATCTTAGCCAGCTCTCCGTCTTGCTGCATCTTAAGCAGCTCCATCTGAGCTTTAGCTTTAGCTTCTGGGTCAGGAAAGAACTTATCAACAAGTCGCATTCCTACATCAAGCAGTGCTCCTAATGGTATCATTCTTCTAACTCTATGCCTTTCTTGGATAATTTAGCACGAATAAAAGCTTCTCTGAATTCAGGGTCTCTCATCTTTTCCATGAGCATAATATTAGTAGCAACCTTTCGACCACGCTTAAGAGCTTGCTCTAATAAATATTTCTGCATTGCAGGAGGAGCGTTCTGATATCCTGCTGTCTCAATAACACGAGACGCTTGTGCCTCAGCAAACTGACTAGACAATGCCTGGTATCTGCTAATGTCTTCACCTTCTAAGTCTACACCACGTAGTGTTTTATTAGGTAGGTTATAATCTACTTTAGTTCTAGCAAGTTCTTCTTGTAAGGGAGTACGCTCTGTAGGAAATGTTTGTAATCCAGTGTACGCTGCTAAACCATATGACGGATTAGGTCTTTCACCGCCAATTAACATAGATTGAACTGGTAACTCTTGACGAGATGGGATAGGTAGTCCTAAACCAAAGTCAGGAATACGAGCTTGAACAGCTTCTCCAAAGTTAGTCACTACACGAGAATAAGGATCAGCAGAACGAGCAGGAGCTGCTATAATAGACGGCACAAGTAAACCAGCAAAGCTGTTAACAAAACTACCACCGTAACGCTCTGGATCGTGTACTGCTTGTAGCAAACCAGAGATCCCTTCTAAGTAGGTCTTAGATACAATGTTTTTAGTTACACCTGCTACGACATCGACAACAAGATCTTTCTCTTTATCTTTATCGTACGAAGGTTTAGATACATAGTCAGCCACTGCGTTAATACCGTCGACTGCAGATCCAACAATAGTCGCTAACGGTTCTACACGAGCGTATGAATACCATTTATCCCCTATTTTAATACTATATTCAGGAGTTTGAGTAGCAATCATTCTGTTTCTTTTTGCAGGATCTTTCGGATACGATCCAGTAATATTACCTTCAGCCACCTGCATTGCTAACGCACTTGTAATTCCTACTCCAATAGCAGTTCTAGCAAGTTTTACATCATTAGGTGCATTCTTTGGAAACATCCCTACTACAGGGACATACGACAAAGCATCCTTCATAATGTTGATAGGAGTCTTTACGAAGGGAATAACAGGGGCTACCCAAGGGTGAGCTGCTCGGAGAGCTAATAGTTTATTTCCAAAGCTTCCTAAGTCTGCTTGGAATGTAGCTTGTTTAGCAAAGTTACGTACATCGTCGATTAACTTAGTACGTAGGTTATCAGGTAGTCCCGCTAATTCAGGAGCTTTGAGGATATTATCTTTCCAGTCTGTTGACCTAGTATTTACAGTACGTAACGCATTGTATACAGTCTCTGGATCGCCATACTTACCAGTAGAAGCTAAGCGATAAGCTTGTGCATTGTACTCCATGCGACGGAAGATAGACTTGAAGAACTCATCAACACCCACGCTAACACGACTAGGAGTACGGACTACTTCTCCTAAAATCTTCTCAGCTTTGCTTGCACCTTCCTGAGCACCAATAGCACCACGAATCTCAGGCATTGCTGCATCGAGTGGTGAACCACGCAAGAATCCTTCCTTAGCAAAAAAGGCAGACTCTAGCGTGCCGTCCATTAATCCTCTAAACGCAGGAAGAACTTCTCCAATCTTCACAGCAGACATAGGGTTAATAGCCTGTAAGATACGCTCAGTACCTAGTAAGCCTACCTTAGCAATGCCAGAGAATGCGTTAACTGCAGTCGTAGCTAGACCAGAGATGTAAGAGTTTACTACGAACTCACCGAACTTATCTGCCCAGCCTGGCTGCTTAACTGCTTGTGTGGTTAAATCAGCAAGCGATTTATTTTTATCGAAGCTAGTACCAGGAGCAGCTTTAACTGCTGCAACAGCATCTCTTAATGCAAAGATGTCGGTTAGTTCTTTACCGCCTTTTTGTGTCAATCCTTTTAGAATCTCCTCAGTAGAACCTAAGACTTTCTTCTGAGCTTTAGCTGCTGCTAAGGCACGACCAATGTTAGATACGTTACCAATAGCGGAGAAGAGAATAGGTTTAACTTCGTCGAAGTCTTTCTTAAATACTGCAGCAATCTCTGCATCAGTCATACCAGCAGCACGACCATTCAAGAATAATTCATCGATGGAGTTAATAAGATCGACACCACGCTGCAGAGCAGGGATGTACGCATTGATTAGATCACGACCACCTAGTTCCTGTACTTTACGATTAAGCAAGAAGTTCACTGCGGAATCAGCAGGAATATTAATTGGTGTGGTGTCTAGCTCAGTAGCAATAGCTCCTTTGTTAGCTGCTACGAGACGAGTTAATAACTTCTCTGGGTCTTCTGCTTTGTATCCAGCCTTAAGGTATGCTTCTAAGTTCTGAGTACGAAGAGGATTGTCTGCACTGAACGCAGCAGTAAACCTAGACAGAGGAACATCAGTTAATCTGAAAGGAGCATCTGTGAATAAAGATCTGTAGTCACCTTGAGCAACCTCGTTGGTGAGTTTTGTAGCTAGTTCAGAATCTTCTAACTGCTGTAACAGAGGAACAATACTGTCTTGTAGTTCTACATTCTTAGCAGTAGTTGTTTGAGCAATCTCCTCAGCCAAGGGACTTAAAGGTCTGCTTTCTTGTACAGCACCTGTAGTTAAGCCAGTCTTAGTAGCTTGCAGTTCTTTCCCTGCTTGTTCTACAGCTCCTCGTCCTACTCGATTAATGATAGCACCCAGCGTACCACCAACAGCACCTCCTAAGGCAACACCAGCAGCAGACGAAGCAACACGACCTAAATCATCTTCTGTATATACAGGCTGTAAAGCACCAGCTACTCCACCACCAGCAGCCCCTCCAGCGACTAATCCTTTAGCTCCTTTAAACAACAACGAACCAGGGATTAAAGTAGAAGGGTTTACTAAGCCGCCAACAAGTGTGCCTAAGACACCTGACACAGGATTCTCTGCAGTCATTTGACGTACACGAGACTCTTCTGCTACTTGCTCAGCAGTTGGTTCTTGTCCTAATAACTGAGCAGCCCCTGTAATTTCAGAGCCTACAGCTTGTCTAGCAGCAGCTTTGAAGGTTTCAAAAGGAGTAGCATTAGTACGATTGAGATACTCAACAATATCTTTATCTGATAAACCAGCTTTACGAGCACCTTCTAAGTCGTACTCAGTGCCTTGTGCTAAGTAGTCTGCAATATCAGTAAAAGATAAGCCAGCTTTTCTAGCTCCTACGACATCATAAATAGCCATGTTACTCCTACTGAATAACTACCATGTTACCAAAGTTAGATCTTATTCTGTTTTGTAGATCAAGAATCCGTCGATTAATTTCTGCTTGATATGTAGGATCAGTTTGTAATCTTTGTATATTTGCCTGAGCATCTGCTTGAATTTGTTGATAGACAGGGTCTAAAGCAATGCGATATGTTCCAGTATTCTGATCATACGGTGTTGCTGGAGCAGCAGCCATAGGAGCAGGTGCTGGAGCAGCCGTAGCAGCAGGTGTTGCAGGAGCTGCAGCAGGAGTATTGCGTTTATCAAACGTAGCAGCACTTGGTTTTTCACCTGAAGGTTTAGCTCCTGGTTTATTTGCTCCGATTTGACTTAGTAGATCGCTCGTTACTACGACACGCTCGACTTGTTTACCTGTTTTAGAATCTGTGTAGACAATAGTACCGCCACCTTGATTATCAGGAATAACGGTCTTATCAAGCTTACCTGCATCAGCCCTAGCATTAAGCTCACGTACTCGTGCTTTTTCAGTATCTGTTTGAGCCAGAGTAAGTTCAATGCTAAGCAGATCTTTTTTACGCTTAGTATCAATATCCACTTGAATCTGACCACGCTGTTCAGCCAAACGATTAGCAAGTTCGTCATTGCCTGCAGAGCGAGCTTTAGCAATCTGCTCATCAAGAAGTCTAGGATTAGCTTTGTATACCTCAGTTTCCAAGGCAAGGTTTTTAAGTTCGTCGCCTTTAGCTTTAGTTGCTTCAGCCTGTACTCTACGTAGTTCCTGAGCAGCCATCATCGACTGCTGACCTAACCCAGCATCTGCAAAGCGAGTCTGTAGTTCTTTATAGAAAGACAGTGGATCATTAGGATCAGCAGCTTGCATAGCTTGGTTATAGATACCTTGAATACTTGTAAGCTTTTGCAAGACTGGGTTAGTAACTTCAAAGAAGTTCTGACCAGTTGCTACGTTACCAAGACCACGACCAAATAGATTACCTAACTGAGCTGCTAAGGCTTGCTGAGGAGGAAGAGCTTGGATACGAGATTGTTCAGCTTGAACAAGTTGTTGACGATATAACTCAGGATCTGCTCCGAGCATCGTCTGAGAATTACCTAATAGATAGTTTACATTCTGTCCCATGCTTGTTCCTCAATCAAATGTATAAAGACCAGTTGAAGTTCTTCCTGGTATTCCAAAAGCTCTGCCAGCTGCTCCGAAGTTAAAACCACCTTGGCTTCCACCAAATAACCCCCCAGCACCGCCTAATGCACCTCCAGAGGCTGCCATTGCACCTGCTCCGATTAAGCTACTAAGGAACTGAGATTGACGATTGAGTTCGTTCTGTCTACCAGCAAACTCTGTAGCTGCTGCTTGAGACATTCCTTGTCCGTATAGCTGAGCACCAGTAGTTTGACCAGGAACTTGAGCTTGTCCTAATTGTAATCCTAATTGGTATGGCATTTGACTTAGTTGTTCTACTTGACCAGACAGTCCTAAAGTAGTTTGTAGCGGAGAATACGCACCACTAATTAAACCAGTTTGTTGACCGAGTAAACCGCCAGCCTGACCAAAGAGACCAGCCCCTAAGCCAACATCTTGCATATAACGCTGTCTTGCTAAATCTTCTGCACTTGCCGTAGTACCGTAAGCTTGTTGTTGTAAGCCTAATCCTTGTAGGATATTCTGACGAGCTAACTGTTCTGCCTGTGTCTGAGCTGTTAGAGCTTGTCCACCAAGTTGCGTACCTAAACCAATATCTTGAGCTAAACGAGCACGAGCTATGTCAGTAGACTGAGCAGCTAATTGAGCGTCTTGCTGGGCTAATGCATTGTAGTAAGCTTGCATTTCAGGAGACGCAGGAGCACCGCCTGTACCAGTTTGAACTCCTAAGCCACCACGACCAGTAGCAAATAAACCTGATTGAATCCTAGAACGCTGAGCTTCTCTAGACGGTTGTAGTAGTGCTTGCTGTTGTTGTAGATATTGCTGAGCAGCAGCCGTAGGATCGTAAGATGTAGGAGTTACCTGAGCAGATAAATTACGCAATTGCTGAGCATATGCAGAAGCTTCAGGAGACGCTGTAGGTGTTAAACTAGGAGCAAAGCCAGCAGCAGCTTGACGATATTGTTGAGCTAGGTTTAAAGCCTCTGCTGAAGGAGCACGTTCAGTAGTGGTTGGAAGTAACCCTGCACCCAGACCAAATAATCGTTCTGCCCCAGCAGCTAGTGGAGCAGCTTGTAATTGTTGTTGTTCTGCTAAGCTTAAAGCTGTTCCAAAACGACCAAACAACCTATTCTGAAGATCTGATAGTTCTGCAGAAGGTGTATAAGACGCTGCTGAGATATATGGAATTCCAGTAGCAGGGTCGATCTCACGAGTAAACTGAGACGTACCAAACCTGGTAGTCATCCCCACTGGACGGAACGCTGCAGCAGCAGCCGACTCTCTAGCAGCTTGACGTTGCTGAGCAGCAGCTTCGCCAGCTCCTCCGTCGCCACCTCCACCGAATATGCTTCCTACTGCACTAACTACACTGCCCATGTTTTGCTCCTAATAAATATAGTGTATTTCTTTCCGTTTGCTTCTATAGGTTTTAAAAGATTCCATCCTGTTACTTTTCCAAACTTAGCAAGCTTAGTGTTTTCTTCTTCGACTAATGCTAATAAAGGAACATTAGTTAAGTGCTGCAATAAATCTAAATCTTCTATAAACTTCTTCTTTATTTCCTGCGACCATCTATTAACATCGGTATGAAACCATAAAGCACCCTCGTGTAGTTCTAAATGCATTATGTAGTCGTCTCTTAAGACTACTGGGACTTTCATCATGTCTTCATAATAAATGCCAACGCATAATACGGAGGCAAGTTTGTAAACGAAGCACCGCTACCAGTTGATCCAGAAGTACCAGTAACTGTTACAGTATGTGTGTGATTAGCAGAAATACCTGAAGTTGTACCGCTGTATGTATGTGTGTGATCTGCATCAGCATTACCTATAGAAATACCAGTAGTGGCTGCGTTTGTACTTGTAATTGATGTAGATTGAAACGCATCAGTGCGCCCTTGAGCACCTGAGTTAGTTTGTCCTTGTACCGAAGTAATACCATGCGAGTGTCCAGGATCTGAAACAGCGTGGCTGTGTGTTGCACTTTGTCCTGAAGTTGTTCCACTAAATGTATGAGTATGTCCTGCACTTTCTGTACCAGTTGTTCCTGAAGCAGATAAACTATGTGTATGTGCAGGAAGTTCATTGGCAGTTAAAGTACTTGTAGCAGAACCACCAGTAGCAGCAACAGCATAGGTTGAACCAGCACCGATAATAAATCGATTGCGTAAGTCAGGTGTTCCACTACTACCATCGCATAAAACCCAGCCTGAAGGGATTGTAGCTACTGAACCTGACCACATAACAATCACACCAGTTAAGGCTGTAGCAATCTGTGTCTGTACAAACGCAGTCGTAGCTAATTGTGTTGTGTTTGTACCTACTGTAGCTGTAGGAGCTGTAGGAGTCCCAGTTAAAGCAGGACTATTTAAGTCAGCTTTAGAAGAAATAGCAGAAGCTACCGCAGTTAATTCTGTATCAATCTCAGCACCTTTGATAATCTTACCCGAGTTACCAGAAGGTAGGCTGTCCTTAGCTGTAAAGTTAGTGGCTTTTACATAGTTACTCATACTAATGTTTTCCCTTGTTTAATTCCTACGTCAATCTTTTGAATAGATAGAGGATTACCATTGATGTCAGCTTCTAAACCTAGCTGCATAACTGTTCCTTGTCCACCCGCATTAACACTAAAACGATCTAAAACAATTCCTGAGCTATACTCAGCAATGTTATATTCTCCAATACCATATTCATAGACAGTTGCAGTATCTAAATTATATGTAGTTGCTTGATAGCCTTCGCTATAATCAAAACCCCACTTTACCGCTACTGATTGATTTGTTCCTCCGATAAGAACCCAGCCAATCTTCTTTAATATTTTTAAAGACGTAGCAGCATCAAAATCAAAGTAATTTGTATAATACTGTAGACGATAAACTGTTCCGTTATCTGAGTGTCCAAAGTATTTACCAATATAACCTGGTTTACCAATCAATAAATTTTTATCTTGGGTGACTACAAATGCTTTAGGTTCTATGCTATCCCAAATTGTAACTCTCATAGAGTTATCTTGCAACGCAGCTCTAGTATCAAAACAGTACACAAACTTGCTAGTTGGTAGCGTTAATAAATATATGGCATCACGCTCGTAATAAATACTTTTAATTTTAGTTAAATCTGTTTCAGAAGCTACAGCAGACATTAAATCATCACGAACATTCTTAGAGATATCTCTCATTGGTAGTGACTTCTCTTGGATTACTCGCTGTAAACTACGAACTCCTGCGTCTGATAAAAATAAAACATCTGTGCCTATGCTTTGAACTGAATCACGAGCAATACAACCTACATTAGTAATTACTTCTACTAGTGTTAAAGAAGCAGTATCTAGTGGATTAGCATAGATCGCTGTATTCCTCCGACCAAAGAATATAATATATCCGTTATGTGCTGCTGCAGCGACTACAGGATCTCCATTGGGGAGAACTTCTTGTAGGTTTAAATATCCAGCAGATCCGTTCTTAAAGTCTGTACCAGCTAATAAGTCACTGAAGTACACCGTCTGTGTATCTCCAGAGATTCCACCGCACCAAATTCTACCGTAAGCAGACAAGACCCAGCTTGGTGCGAATGTAGAAGTGCTGTGATTTGAAGGTAGCTTAGCATCATCTCCTACACGCTGGAATCCAAATGTACCGCTATCGTGAGCATCGAAAGCACCGCCAGATATAGGAAGCTCATGCCATACTAACATAGGATGACCAGTTTGTGCTAAGTAGACATGAGGCTGGAAATCACTTACATCGCCATACGACAGAGCAGCACCTTGCCAGTTATTAGCAGTGATAGTATATGTAGCGTTACCACTGTTATCTGCATTACGTACTGTCTTAGTAGTCATCGTAGTAGATCCTACGAATAACTTATTATTACCAGCACTTAGTACTTCTGTCCCACCGCCAGTAACTACTTCAAATAAAAACTCTACTGGATTAGCAGCTCCTAGGTCAGTATTCACTGTAGTATTAAGAGCAGTCCATCCACGTCTCGCTCCAATACGACCATACTTATCAATCACACAGTTCTGAGCTTTTAATGCAAAGCCAGAAGACAGAGTAATACTAGACTCTTGTGTGTTTAATCCGTAAAAGCCAGGAGCAGCAATCGATGCTGTCTGTAGTTGACTAGCCATTTAAACAGCCAACCATTCTTGTTCTTCTAAGTAACGACCAGATTCCAAAGCAATAGCATCTGCTAAGCTCTGACGCATTAATTGGTATGTCTCTCCTGCTTGTACTCCACCGTCTTCACCACGCTCTGCTTGAGCTCTTGCTAGTGCTCCTAAGATAACTGGTTCATGTGGGACTAATAACACATCAGCGTTCACTGCTAAGGGTTCTTGTGGTTTAATAATGTTAAAGCGAATGTTATAAGAACCGTCAGGGATTGGGAATAAGTCTACTTGTGTATCTCCGTTGGAGTTAGTACCGTTAAAGTTGTAATACGCAGGAGATCCCTTCTGAGGAGTGGTCATTAAGAACTGCTGATCCATCCATTTTGTAGCAGCTAGTTCTACAAAGATATTCGAAGTATCGTTAATCACATCGATAACTCTGAATCGCTGACCAGATCCTACTAAGACATAGTTAAATACATCGGCAGTAGTCGTAGCACTTAACGTCTCAGTTAAAGCATTCCAGTTATAAGCATCTTCTACGACACGCTTAGAATCATTTACAAACCTAGCAATCAATTTTACATAGGCAGTATCAGAGACTGAGGAAGCCTCTGGTTCACGTAGCCTAATCAGTACGTCGTTTACGAGTTGGATATAGTTCATCGATGCCATAGTTATATATTATACCATAAAATTGGTTAAAAGTCAATACCCTACCACTTAACTTTATCTGCCCAGTACGCAGCAGATAGCTTACCTTTAGCGATATTCGCAGCATGGCGAGCTTTAAAGCTCTTCTGTCTAGCTTTCTCTCCTGGTGTCTTTGGATTTGCACCTGCTCCGCTTACACCTTGTTGACCAAAACGAATTAACTTCTCCGTATCCCCAGACTTAGCCAATACAGCATGAGATTTAGTAGGGTGATTAGGAGTACGCTTAGGTTTATTGTAACCTGAGAATGTTTCTTTACCCTTCTTAATCATTTCTTCTTAGCAGTTTTAGCTGCTTCCTTAAAATCTTTAGCCGTAGGAGCGCCTTTAGTACCGGGCTTACGCATCTTCTCGCCAGAACCAGCCTTGATCCTACGACGCTTTGCAGCGATATTGGCATAGAGTCCGGGCTTAGTAGCCACGCTTTGCTCCCATCTTCTTAGCTGGCTTAGACACTACTTTAGCGCCAGTTTTAGCAGCATACTGCTTAGCTTGTTTCTTACCCTTCATTGTGTAGGGAAACTTCTTGTCTTTGACCATTGGCATATTACTTTCCTTTCTTCTTGGGTTTAACTTTAGCAGTCTGTAAAGCGATTGCTACGGCTTGCTTCTGAGGACGACCTTCTTTGACTAGCTTAGAGATGTTCTTGCTAATCGTCTTCTGTGATTTACCTTTAGCGAGTGGCATAATAATCCTTATAGGTAGTTCTGTACTGTGCTGCGTTGCTCTAACTCTACAGTAATAATACAGGTACATGAAGACCCTGTCTCTGACTGTACTCTGATCTCATCACCTTCATCTAGGATTACTTCTGAGCCATCAAACTTTAAGAAGTTCTTAGCGGTGATAGCATATTCAAACACTACTTCAATCTCAGTGTTAGTGCTGGAGTCGTACCACCAGCAAGTAAACCACTTAGACGACGCACTGTGATTAGCAGCAAAGAGTAAACTCCAACGAGCAATGTTCCTTGTTGGCACAGTAAACATAACAGTCTTAGTATTCGCTACTAAGGCTTTTCCTACTGAGTGTGGTCTACTCATTTCTTAAATACCAGTTCAGCCAACCAAGTGATAAAGCCACCAAACACTGAGGCAGCTCCCATGATAGCCCACAGACTACCTTTGCTACGCTCTGCCATAGCAACTAACTTCTTGATGTCAGTCTCCATTGTGCTTACTTTGGATTCTAAGTTCTCTACTGCGTGAACTAGTTTACCGTATTCGATTGGGTCAATGTCAGCCATGATATATTATTATTAAGGTAAGGTTGATACAAACTCTTTAGTCTGTTCAGCGGTCATCAGATTACCATCCGCATCTTCTAGCTGTGCTTCGTCAGCGTTAATCTGTGCTTTGAAGTTTGCGTAGTCGGTGTTGGCAGGGTCGAATGGGATATTCCGTTTGTGCCGTCTAGCGTGATAGGCATTATTGCGCTCCCTTTAATGCTTCAACTTCTGCTTTAGTTGCGTCTAGTTCTGCTTTGAGTTCTTGGATTGCTTTTACTAATACTGGAATTAAATCAGCATTTACAGACTTATAAGGTTCTTCTCCTTCAGGCGCAGGGTCTTTCCAAGTATCAATCATGTCAGGAAATACTTGTTCAAACTCTTGGGCAATCCAACCCCTATCACCCTTTTTATCTTTGCCTTTACCGTCTTTCCAATCAAACTTGCGTGGTTTAAGAGCCATTACTTTATCAAGACCAACATCAATATCTTGGATATTTTCTTTTAATCGAGCATCAGAAAGGGCTGTAATTGTTGTTGAAGTAGCATAAATAGTTCCAGCTAAACCAACATAAAAACGATATGCAGCAGCACCAGTTGAATATAAATGATAGTTAGTATTACTGTTTGTTGAACCTTGTTGAACAATACCTATATAAGGGTCAGTTGCTGATGCAGCATATTTATAGCCAATTCCTGTCGTTAAACTTACATCAGTAGTGCCAACCAACAAATTACCACCAGAGGTAATACGCATACGCTCTGTTGGAGTTACATCTGTTCCGTTAGCTGTTGTTACTGCTGCATCTGCGTAAAAAGTAATTCCACCAGCAACAGTTCCAAGAGATATTGCACTTTTTGCTATTGATGTTCCAACACTACTTGCAAATCCGCTTGCTGTGGCGGTGTACTTATACCCCATCGCAAGAACAAGAGCCGCACTAGATGATTGCCTAAACATATTTGCATAAGAAACACCAGAACCTTCAGCAAAAGATATGTTCTTGCTAACAGCAATGTTTATTCCATCTGCTCCTGTGCCAGTTGTGTTTACTAATACATTACCACTAGAGTCGATACGCATCCGTTCTGTACCGCCTGTACTGACTGCAATCGTATCTGCTGCTGGAAAGAAAATACCAGTATTAGCGTCAGTTCCTCGGATCGCTGGAGTAGAGGCTGAACCGTCTACATCGGATAGACCGTTGCTACCGTCAAGTATCAAAGCCATTATTGGAGTTCCTTAATAAATTGTTCTGCTTGTTCTTGTGTCATCACATTCCCATCGGCATCTTGCAGTTCTGCACCAGCTAAAACATACTTCTTAAACTGCTGATAGTCGGTGTTTGCGGGGTCAAATGGGATAAAAGCGTTATCTAATAAACGCTCAACTGTTTGTGGGTCTTTAGTTAATTTATACATAATCATAACTCTATAGAAGCGGTCATAGTGCCTTGTCCAGTACCATATCCTGTACCGTTTGTGTCAAACGAACCTACAAATCCTGCTGTTGTTATATTAGTTGACCCAATAGCACTTATATTTCCTGAAAAAGAAGTTGAAGCATAAGTAATAGTTGGAGCTGCTCGTTTTGAAACTAGAAATGTTTGAGAAAATTGGCATCCTTGATTTACATTCGTTGCACCGCCATATCTTATGATTTGTCCAGTTTCATAGTACCGTTGGCAAAGTTGCAGTTCTGTAGTGTACGGTCTGTAATCAAAGCTAGTAGCGGTAGAGCCTACCTCAAGCTGAACTCCTGTGATGTAGAAAGTTGCTCCGTTTGTGCCTACTACGGATGTAGCTCCTGTGGCTGAAGTATAGTTTGTAGCTGCCCATAAGCCAGCAGTTCCGCTATAAGTTGTTCCTGTGCCTAAACTAAATATAACATTAATACCAATACCGCTAGTAGTAAGCCATGTTCCTGATGTATCACCAGCAATAGTAATTGTTTCTAATTCCCAAGTGTTTGCGGAACTAATTGTATAAGTAAATGGATAACTTCTATCACCAGCACTATTTCTTAATGAGCCACCAAAAGTACCTGTTAATGAACTACGCACCCAAAAAGATAATGTTACTGTTTTAGCATTAGCAGTCCCCCACCCCAAGTCAGCAATGTTATAACCTTCAATTCGTTGTTGAAAAGTAAACAATTCGCCAGCAGGGACTGAATAAGCCGAGTTTGAAGTAAAACCTAGATAGTTAGTAAATCCTACAGGCGGTGTTACAGAACCAGCGTTTTGTTGCCAAGTTCCTTTTGTTGTTAAACTTGCATTAAATTGCCATCTATCTACTGTGTATGCACTAGCAGTTCCACTAGCACCAGCGTTTCTTTGGTCAATCCGACAGTCGCCATTAATTATACGATTCTTAAAGCTAGAAGCGTTTCCAGCACCTAACGAATATCCGTCAGATGTCGCTAACTTATCAGCATTTACTGTTCCGTACGGCATAATTGC